GCCGTCATCGCGACCACGAAGCTCACCGGTGGGGGGTAGGGCCGGTGTTGCGCCGGGCGGCGGCGGCCACCGGCAGGGCATTCGCCAAGGTCTTTGACATGAAGACCCTGGTAGTCGCCGTCGTGCTCATTATCAGCCTGTCGGTACTGCTGACGGTGATCGACAACATCAGGGCGCGGAGAGACTCGGAGAGACGCGCTGCGGCCCAGACGACCACCAACCAGCAGCTCGTCCAGCAGACCGCGCAGGCGGCGGCTGAGAGCCGGCGCAACGCCCAGCAGCTGGCTACCCTGCGAGGGCAGATCGCTGAGCAGAACCGTCAGCTGGCGATCCTCCGCCAGCAACTGGTGGACGCGGGTATCCCCCCGGCCGACGTGATCCCGTCACCTTCCTCAGGGGCCGCGCCGAGCCCTACGGCGACCCGGCACCCCGACGGGGGATCATCGTCGGGTGGATCGGGAGGTGGGAGCACACCGGGTCGCCCCCGGCCGTCACCGGCACCCCCAACCCGATCGCCGCCACAGCAGCCCCCTCCGGCCACTGGACCAGGAGGCGTCATCGGGGTCGTCTGCAGCGTCCCCCTCATCAACGACCTGCTGTGCTGAGGAGAACGACATGGACGAACTAGAGGACATCGAGCACTCGCCGCAGACGTTGGACGAGCTGCGCACCCTCGTGATGCGGCTGACCGCGATGGTCAGGGACTTGCAGGACACGATCAAGGACCAGTTGCCGATGACGGCTCGCCGTCGGACGATCGGCTGGCTCATCCTGCTGGTGCTGGTGGCCGCGATCGCGGGGCTGCTGATCACCCAGCGGTCGGACGTAGCCGCTCAGCAGCGGGCCAATATCACCGCGTGCGAGAACGAGAACAACCAGCTGCGCGCACAGCGAGCGCTCTACCAGTCGCTGATCGTTGCCGAGCAGCAGATCCCGCCGACGACCGGAACGAACATCAGCATCAAGCAGGCCCGCATTCAGGCGTACAGCGTCGCGATAAACGCCATTCGGCTGACTGATTGTCAACAACAGTACGGATAACCTGACCGCATGCACTGGACCATCGAGCCCGACGGCGACGACCTGATGCTGACCGAGGGTCGGCGAGTGCGGCTCTTCGGGGCCAACGAGCAGGAGATCCAGCGGTACCTCAAGAAGCATATGACGGCCGGGGACACCCTCAAGCGCGTCCACCCCGACGGCCGGGTTGACGAGACCCGGGACGCCTCCCCCGGCCGCCGGCACTGGCGACAGGGCCGCTGACTCCCTCCTGCCCACCCCTGTCCGAGCCCGACGGAATGGGCAGGACACGGAGGTGGGCGGATGCTGCAGAAGTACGCCAGCGCGAAGGTGCTGGACAAGTTCGTGGTCCCGCACCAGGCAGGTACGAAGCTGCTGCGACGGATGGCTCACCGAGCCCACTTCGACTACGAGCCCCGGCCGGGCTACCTGTACATCCGGTCGCGGATGATCTCGTCACGCTGCAACGACAATTATGACGAGTTTCCGGCTGACGAGATCAAGAAGGCTTACCAGACGTTCGTCGGTAAGCCCGTCTTCGTCAACCACAGCAATGAGGATCACCGTCGCGCCCGAGGAGTGATCATCGCTGTCGCGCTGCACGAGGATCGCAACTCTGACGGCACTCCGGACACCTGGGTCGAGGGGCTGCACGAGGTGGACGCGGTCCGGTTCCCCAAGCTGGCCCAGGCCATCCTCGCCGGTCACGTGGACTGCACCTCGATGGGAACCGACGTGGCGTTCTCGGTCTGCCCGGTCTGTGACAACAAGGCCACCACCCCACTGGAGTACTGCCAGCACATCCCCGGCCAGAAGGGCCGTCGGATCTACCGCGCCGACCCGCACACCGGGCAGAAGGTCGGCGTGCTGGTCCGGGAGAAGTGCTACGGACTGTCGTTCTTCGAGAACTCTCTACTGGTGGAGCCCCCGGCGGACCCGACGGCAGTGTTCACCGGGGTGGACGACCGTGGCATGAAGATGGCCAAGCTCGACCCGGAGGCTCCCAAGGGGCATCCGACCCCCAAGCGCGCGGACGCTCGTCGTCGCCGGCAGGAGCTGGAGAAGGCCGCGTCGTTGCGACTGGTGGTCGCCGAGGGCGAGGAGGGCGGGCCGCCACCGAACCACCTTCCGCAGAAGGACCCGGTGGTGCGTGAGGAGGCGGCCTGCGCGACCTGCGGCGGGGCGATCTTCCACTCCAAGAACGGCGACGTGTGGATCCATTCTGAGCAGACCGGTGGCGGGCTGCCGCACCAGGCGAACCCCGGCGAGGAGGGGTACGACGGCGCCAGCGGCCAGCGGATCCCGCAGAGCAAGGCGTACGAGAACCATCGCGACGCCATGCTGAAGGGCGCACCTTTCGCCGGGTATGACGACTTCGAGGACTGCGAGCAGCAAAACGAAGACAAAGGCGACAGTGCGGCATATTGCGGGGAGATCAAGCACCGCACTGAGGACTCCCACAAGGAATCCAGCCACCAGACCGAGATGGACGACTACCACGGCCGCCGGCAGGTCGACCTCGAGGATCCGATCGACCTGAAGGCACACCTGATGCAGACCCACGGCTGGACGCCGGAGGACTTCCACCAGCACGCCCTGGAGGAGCACCACCCGGCGCTCGGGATGACCGACGGCACCAGCCGGCCGTACACGGTCGCTGAGGTCCAGCACATCCACGGCTTCGAGCACACCCCGGCCGGCGGCGGCCATGACTTCCCGGAGGCACGCGTGGAGAACGGCATGCACAGGCACGCGGCGACGCAGGTGGAGGCGAAGCCACGGCATGCCGACCCCGCCGAGCACCCAGCGTTCAAGGCGTTGGGGATGCATCCGGGCAACATCGTCGGGCACTGGGACATGGCTAGTGAAGAGGAGAAGGGCCAGGGCAAGAACTGGTACCCGGACGCGCACCACATCGCCAAGGCGATCGCGGGTGGTGACGCGCACAAGGGTGCGCACGTGTTGGCCACCTACAGTGCCCAGACGCCGTGGCCGATCAACATGCACAACGCGTCCCGGTCGTTTCGGGAAGGTAAGGCGGTCGGCGGTAAAGGTGGCGGCGTGATGGCATCCGGCCAGCAGCGCGACTCAGCGCAGCGAGTCATGAACGGCGAGAACGGCCAGGACGTACTCAAGGGACACAAGATCCGGGCGTTCGCGCATCTGATCGAGCACGGCGGCGACAAGGACCCGAGCAACCCCCGGGTGGTGGTGGACCGGCACGCGCTGTCGGTCGCGGCCGGCCGTCGGCTCTCGGACGCGGAGACCGGCCCAGCCCAGCAGGCGATGGCCAACCACCACTACTACAAGCACACCGAGGACATGTATCACCAGGCCGCGCAGCACATCAACAAGCGAGACGGCAGGACTGGTGACGACGAGGTGAAGCCGCACGAGGTGCAGGCCGCCACCTGGCTGGTGCAGCAGCGCTCGAACCAGAAGGACGACGCCGAGTCCGGTGAGGCGGCCGGCAAGGGGCGAGTGAACTCCTTCGAGAAGGGCAAGCGGGAATGGCTTGGGCACGCCCGTGAGCACTACGACGGGCTGGAGGGCAACATGCACATGGCCGGCCTGATCGACCCCCGGAAGGTCACCAGTGCGTAGCTTCGCGTACGGCGAGACGGTGGCCCCCGCGCAGGTGGACACGCTCCGCGACGAGGAGTGCCCGATCTGCGGCGCGGACTCCGACGCGTTCGACGGCGACCGGTGCGAGGAGTGCGGATTCGTGTTGCCCCCGTCGTTCGTCCGGGACCCAGACCTGGAGATGGCCCGCAAGCTGGACCTGCGCGGCGACCAGGAGCCCACCATCCCGGAGATCAGCCCGCAGGAGGCTGCGCCCGGCGGCCCGATGCCCGGCGTCGTCAGTCCGGACCAGGTGGCCGAGGACGGCTCGGTACCGGGGGAGGAGCAGGACGAGGACACCGTCGATCCCGACCAGCTGCCGGAGGACTCAGAGGACCCGGAGGCCGAAGAGGGCGCGGTCGACGAGCAGGGCAACCCGGTCGACCCGGAGGCGGCCACCGGCCACGTCAATCAGGGCGGGGAGTCGTTCACGCCCGACCCGAACGACCCGGAGCAGCCCGGCGAGCCGGAGGAGCCGGAGACGGTCGACCCGGAGGCCCTGGATGAGAACGGCGAGCCCCTGGAGGCCGAGGACGGCACTCAGGAGCCCGAGGAGGTCCCCGGAGCCGGCGACGGTACCGAGGACGACTCCGGGGTGGTGGAGGGCGACGTGGAGTCCCTGGGGGACGAGGAGGAAGCCCCGGGAGACGAGGCGGGCATCGTCGAGGGGCAGCAGCCGACGACGGTCGGCGAGCCGCCACCACCAGGGACGCCAGGAGACGAGAGCCCGGACCTGGTCTGCCCGGCCTGCGGGTTCGAGGCCCCGGCAGCCCGGCCGACGAGCACCAATATGGACGACCCGATGAGCCCCGACGCCAGCGGTGACGGGATGCTGGCCGGCGACGCTTGCCCGAACTGTGGACAGGCCACCCTGCTGCCTATCGGGGATGTCGAGGAGATGCAGGCCGAGGCGCCGGTGGAGGAGGGCGAAGCTCCTGAGGACGACGCTGGGGGAGCGCCGGAGGAAGAGGCAGAGGCTCCCGAAGAGGGTCAGGAAGAGCCGGAAGCGGACGATCAGGATGAAGAGGACGACGGCAAGAAGAAGCCGCCGCCGTTCGGGTAGGAGCAGCTCAGGACGGGTACCCGTGGCGCGACGAAGGGAATCACATACGCTACGGGTACTGGGGTGGCGGCGGACTACTCGGTCTGCTGCTGATTGTCCTGATCGTCCTGCTGATCGCGCACGTCATCTGACCGGCGCGTCTCCTGTCCCGCACCCGCCCGCACCTGCGGAACTAGCAGGAGGGCCTCGCTCAGGGGCCTGGGCATTCGAAGGGACAGAGTAGAGATGCCCAAGTCGAACCAGGGCGGTAGCCGCCCCGTCATCGCGGCCGTACAGGGGCAGCAGAAGCACATCGCGGCGCTGGAGAAGTTCGCCACCGCGCAGGCCAACGAGATCGAGATCCTGAAGCTCAAGCTCGCGTACGTGGCGAGGCTGGCCGGGATCTCCCCGCAGATGGACGCGATCGACCAGCGGGTCGCCGCGCTGAACCAGAAGTCGGCTGACGTGATGAACCCGGGCCAGCCGGTCCCGGATCCGGCGGACCAGGCTCCGAGCGAGACCACTGAGCAGGCGGTCACCCCGGAGACCTACGACGACCCGCGCCGGCCGGGCCAGACTCCCGGGTCAGTGCAGGACCTGCCGGCAGACGCCACCACCACCGCCCTGGAGCCGGGCACCACGCTGCCCACCTCTCCGTACGGCGACATGGTGGACGTGACCGCGCCGGTGGCCGGTACCGAGACCCACGTGCCGAACGAGCAGACCCGGATCGAGACCGACGTGCGTGTCGGGGATCCGATGAACCAGGACACCGCGTTCGCCTGGAACCCGAACATGGGGCCAAACCAGAGCAACGGCCAGGCCCCGGCGAGTGGCGCTCAGGGCCGCGCGGCGTCGGTCCAGGACCTGGCCCGGGTCCGGACGATGGCGTCGATCAGGTTGGCCCGGCTGCGGATCCAGGCGGGTATCGCGCAGGGCGACGACTTGTCGGTGGCCGGCGCGATCGAGGGCTCCGACCTGCCGGACGCCGCGATCGCGCACGAGATCCAGACCCTGGCCAGCGTGCAGAAGGTCGCGGCCCGACAGCCGCGCCCGGCCGGCCTGGTGCCTCGTTCGGCCAGCGCCCAGCGTGGCACGCCGTCGCTGGCGACCGGCATCACGGCGTTCCGCAACCCGACCACGGCGGAGACGATCGAGGACTCTTCGGACATCTTCATCTGATCCCCCGACAGCGGCCCCGTCCACCATCTCCCCCTTCGGTGGACGGGGCCGCCTCCTGTCCAAGGCCCGGTGAGAGCCCGGAACAGACGTAGGAGAGATGGCTCGACGGATGACCCGGAGAGCCCCAGAGGCTCTGCACACGAGAGGGGCTAAATCGTATGTTGCGGGTCAAAGCCAATAACAGCTACATCAAGCGGACTATCCGCGAGCTGTACGGATTCCACCAAGCCACCCCCAAGAGCGTCTACCTCGACGCCGCGTGGGACCGCTCCGTGGCGATCTACCCGGGCATGGTGATGTCCCGGACTCTCGGCGAGAACGTCACCCTCTACGGCGCGTCCCCGCTGAACGTGGCGTACGGACTGGCCGACCTGTACGTCGGCGGCGACGGCATCGACGAGCCGCTGGACGTGGGTCTGAACGTGTTCGCCGTCTGGGTGCTGAACCGGGACGCGGAGTTCGAGATCCTTGCCCCCGCGTTCGATACGACGGCCACGTTCACGGACACCGGCGACGGCACCGAGGTGCTGCTCACCGCGCTCACCACCGGCGCCGGTCGGGGCAAGCTCACGCCCACCGGCGCCAACTCCGGCAACGCGATCGCGCGACTGCTCAAGGTCAACTCGGCCACCAAGATCACCATCGGCGGACTCCGCTAAGACCGCTGGACAGGAGAGGGAATCAGCATGAGCACTGCGCTCGCCCCCAGCGGCCTTCAGGGCAAGGTCGCGATCAAGAGCGATGACTATGTCAGCGCGATCGAGGCCCGCCGGGCCAAGGGACCACTGGACCACGATCAGAAGGTCCGTCGGCTGGCGATGGTCCTGTCGGACGAGGTGTCCGGCATCAAGCGACTCGGCGTCGGCATGGTCGGTCCGATCCAGCTGAAGCTGCGCTACCAGGGCATCGTCCGCAACGTGTTGGTCGAGGACCCGGTCACGCCGGGCACCCCGGTCGAATATGACGTTTGGGATGATCTGGGTCAGGCGTACTTGATGTCGTCCACTGACGGCGAGGTCCGGGTGACCCCGTTCGAGGGCAAGCGGATGCCCGTGAGGTTCTTCCGCATCGCCTCCCAGCCGACGATCCGCAAGGAGGACCTCTACTACCTCCGGATCAACGCGGTCGAGCAGGTCCAGGACGAGACCAAGCAGGCGATCCTCAAGCAGGAGGACAACCGGCTGCTGACGATCCTGCAGGCCGCGATCACCGACTACGCGACCCGGCCGGACCACGTCGTCACCCCGAACCACACGATCACCGAGGCGTCCGGCTATCTGACCCCGGGCTCGCTGTACTCGGCGGTCGCGATGACCGACCTGCACGAGTTGCAGAGCGCGCGGATCCTGATCAACCCGTTCGACTACCGCGATATGTACAGGTGGGACATCAATCAGACCGGTTGGGCGTTTAAGGACCGAGTTGTCGCTGGCGAGACCATCACCAGCTTCGGCGAGTTCCAGATCCAGCGGTCGATCATCGTCCCGCAGGGCAAGATCTACCTCACCCCGGAGCCGAACTTTCTGGGCGTCTTCCCGGTGCTCTACAGCCTGGACGTGGAGGAGAACCACATGGTGGCCTCCTTCATGAAGGGGTGGGTGTTCGATGAAATGGTTAATATGACAATACTTAATCCGCGTGGGCTGGCACTTATTAACAAGGTTTAGCGAGGGTAGCGTACTCGCCGAACTGGCGTCCCTTCGGGATCTCTCCGTGACACAGGAAGTAGTAGCCTGAGACCCGTACGAACCCGCTGATACGACAGAGCCCCCGAGATTCCGCACTCGGGGGCTCTGTCGTATGTGGTCTCGGGACGCTTAGTCCCAGTGGTTGTCGCCGCGCATGAACCCACCCCCCTCGGTACCGTTCTAACCGATCATACCGGCATAGATGAGGTCAGACAGTCTTTCTCCGGCTCAGACCTTGCCGAGCTTTCCGGTCTCCTCCAGGTACCTGATCAACCGCGTCGCGCCGTACTGCGCGGTCGTAGCGAGTACCGCGATCGCCACGGTCTCGGCGAGCCGGCGACCGAAGGACTTCTCGTTGACTTTTGCCATCTGGCGGTTTCCTCCCATGGTGATCATCGGGTCTCCACGAACCCCTGGGGCTCGTCGTACAGACCGGCCTCCTGGGCGAGCTTGGTCATCAGGTCCAGCAGGAACTGGCGGTAGTCGGCGTCTCGGTGGACCGCCGCCCAGGCGGTGACCTTGGAGGTGTTGACGCCCAGTGCGCAGGCGATCTCCTCGCGCTCGACCCCCGCCTCCAGCGCGGCGGCGACGGACGCGTACCGCTCCCGCTCGGCCAGTAGGACCGCCATCTCGGCGCGGACGGCCCGCTTGAGCGGTTCTGAGTAGCCCATCAGCAGTCCAGGTCGTCGAAGTTGTACCCGTACTGGTCGCGCCAACGGACCAGACCTCGCGCCTGCGCCGTCTCGTACTCCTTGATCCTCTTCTTGGAGCGTGGATATCGGTACGGGACGCGTTCGGCGCCGTAGTAGTAGCCGGGGATGCGGCCAGGAGAGTCGTTGCCACCCCTCCAGATGTAGTGACAAGGGATCCCGCCGACGGCGGTGGCGATAGTCAGGACACCCTTGCGCACCTTGCTGGACTCGCAGAAGCTACAGCCGCCATCGGCACACACGATGTCTGGGTCGGGCCAACAGACCTTGCGGGGCATCAGCCACTCCTCTCGCAGCTCCGGAAGACGTGGCCGCCACCGGCGCCACCACAGTGTTCGCAGCGGCGGCTCTCCAGGACATCCAGCTCGCTGTCCAGATCGGAGAGCACGCCCTGGAGGCCGGCGGCCTCGATCTCCCGCGACAGCGACTCGGGCCTGGCCATCAAGGCGTCGAGCGCCTCTTTCAGCCGCAGCTGGGCTTCCGTGGTGACCTCCCGCCGGACGACGACCTGCTCGCAGGGGCAGGCGTCCGGCGGCAGCAGATAGTTCACGAGTTCTCCATCCCGCGCTCGTACGCCTGCCGCAGCGCCTCGGCAGAGGTCTTCCCCGTCGACCGCACGCCCTCGATGCTCTCGTCGATGGTGATCCAGGGCATCTCCTCGACCTCGCCGGCCTCCGCCTGCGCGACGCCCCGCCAGATGGACTCTGCGACCTCCTCGGGGGTATACAACTCCTCGGCGGGGTCGAACTCGGGTTGGTAACTGATCATGACTTCGACTCCTACGGCTTGTAGACGTTCCGGGCGCCCTTGTCCATCCGCAGTCGACCACGGTGGTCGAACTTCGGCCGGTTCTCCGAGTTGGGGTCGGAGTACTGCTCCAGGGCCTCGATCTGCAGGCCGTCGGGGGTGTTCGTGATCATCGCGACGGCGACGGAATAGATGCGGTCGTTGTTGTTCGCGTTGGCGGCATCGATGGTGACCACCGTGCCGTCGCCGTTGTCCACCTTGGTGGAGACCTGGTACCGGTGGAACGAGCCGGTGCTGTTCTTCTGCGCGCTGTAGGCGACCAGGACGATCTTGGACCAGCGCGGGTCGGCCTTGATCAGGATGGTCTCGTCCGCACGCCCGGTGCTGGCGTCCGGCCGAGTCACGTCGCCGAGGTGCTTGATGGTGCCACCGAAGGCAGAGTCCTGCGGGATACGCGTCGGGCCGGTCTCGGTGCCGAAGGTGGCCACGTGGACCTCCTCGCCTTCTGGCGTGCGAGCGATGGCGAACAGGTCGTAGTCGGTGGCCGACGGCCAGCTGACGGTGGCGGTGATGACGTGGCCTTTGTCGATGCTGACGCGGTCGCCCTTGTTCAGGTTGACGGCGCCGGTCTTCTTGCCGAAGTCCACAGGCATGTGGCTCTCTTTCGTTGGCGGATAGCTGACGGTCTCCTGCTATCATACATCAGGATGCTTGGAGACACACCCGCCAGAGAGAATCGAGAGATCATACGATGATGGGCTACTCGCACGCCCGTTCGCCTAGACCAGTAGCTGCTCAGCTCAGAGGAAGCATTGACACGCTCCCTCTTCGCTTCCAGTCGAAGGTCGACGCCTCCGACCAAGATGGGTGTTGGTATTGGACGGGCGCTAAGAACCGGCTTGGATACGGACAGATCGACAAGGTTGGCGCTCACCGCGTTGCGTATTGGCTACATACTGGAGTCGATCCAGGAGACCGCGAGGTCTGCCACCAGTGCGACAACCCTCCATGCGTACGACCGAGTCACCTGTTTCTCGGCACTCATGCGGAGAACATGGCCGACAGCGCTGCGAAAGGAAGATCCACTTCTGTCAAAAAAGTGACGATGGCCCAGGTGGATGAAATTCGCCACCTGTATGGAACCGGCGCGACGACAACAGAGATCGCCCCATTGTTCCGTATTTCTGCCTCTCAAGTCGCTCGCATCTGCCGAGGATTGAGCCGCTCTACCACTCCTGTCCAGGCTCCCTGGGAGCGCGCCGGCAAGAAGAGGTGGGGACTCAAGCTGAACGACGAGCAGGTGGCGGAGATTCGCCGCCAGTACAGGTCGACCCCTGCTACACAGCGCTCGCTCGCTGCTGCGTATGGAGTTTCTCAACGATTGGTCTTCGACATTATCCACGACAATGAGCGCATTCAGGACACTAGGGAGATTGTCAAATGATGTCCTACTCGCACAGCCTTTCCGGCGCGGCCGTCTGGCTGGCCGTCGTGCCCGCCGTGGGACTGGTCGCGCAGGTCGGCCCCCGGGAGATCCTGATGGGCGCCGTGGTGACCGCAGGAGCGGCGCTACTGCCTGACCTGGACTCGGTGGGCTCCACAGCCTCCCGCGCGCTCGGCGGCGCCTCAGCCGTCTTCTCCCGGCTCGTACGGCACGGCTCCGGCGGTCACCGGCAGGGCACCCACTCCCTCCTCGCGGTGGCCGCGATGGGACTGCTGGCCCAGCTGGCGGTCGTATTGGGGTGGGCCTGGGTACCGGTGCTCCTGGTGCTCTGGGCCGGCCTGCGGGGGCTGCGGCTCATCGGCTCCAAGCGCTCCACCGGACTGCTGGCGTTCGCTGCGGTCACGGCCGGTGTGCTGGCGATGCGGGCGATGGGTACCGGGATGGCCTGGGTGGGGATCGCGGTGGCGCTGGGCGCGCTGGCGCACCTGCTGGGAGACATGCTGACCCCGGAGGGGGTGCCGCTGGGATGGGCTCCCTGGCACCGGCACGCCCGTCGGTACACGGTGTCGCTGTTCACCACCAACACCTGGCCGGAGCACCTGTTGGTGACGCCGGCTCTGCTGGTCGGCATCGTGCTGTTGGGGAAGCTGGCGCTACTCGGATAGCTTGTGTACCAAGGATTCCTGTGGCATTCTGAGGTCTCCGCCAGAGACAGGAGACCGCAACATGCAAATCCTCATCAAACACCCGATAGACGTGCTGAACACTCAGGTCACAGAGAACTGCATCCTCATTGAGGTCGAGGACACCTGCAATGAAGAGCGCGTCGGCATCGTGCTGACCCGTGACGAGTTCCGTATCTATCTCCAAGACTGCCTCGCCGCGATGCAGTGGACCGAGCGGCGATGAGCATCGAAGTCACCCACGACACGATCTCCGTCGACAACGGCATGGTCGAGATGCACACCACGTTCTGGGACGAGGTCGTCCGGATCGAGACGCGCGACTACAGCGCGAGCGAGGAGCCGGTGACGGTCATCGGGATACCTCGCCACGACTTCAAGGCGTACCTGCTGGCCTGCCTCCACGAGATGATGGACTGAGGAGCTGCGGATGAGTGATGACTGGCCGATGCCCGGGTGCGGCTACCGGTACATGGTGGCCTGGTGCGACCGGGATGACCAAGGCCCGTGGATGAAGCCCTTCGAGACCACCGAGCAGGTGCTCGCGTTCATCGCGGAGAAGAAGAACGTCGCGAGCGGGTTCAGTGTCTCCTGCATCTATGACGACGAGGACTGAGAGGAGGCGCCGTGAAGATGATCGAGGAGCGCTTGACTCCTGAGGACCTGGTCGCGTTGATGCGGGCCGACTTCGACGGCGACTGGTTCATCCAGAAAGACGGGATCTGGTACGAGATCGAGGGCTGCGAGGAACCGTACGTGGTCCATCCGATGTCGTCTCTCCATGAGGACCCGAACCCGTACCCCCGCGACAGCTGGGATCACTGGCTGGTCTGGGGCAACACCCAGGGAACTCTCGCGAGCTGGCTGCATCTGTGCTCCTACGAGAAGTACCTGGTACGGCGGCCGGCATGAACGCTCCGGAGGAGACCTCGTGTGAGCACGAGCGTCGAGGGCGTCTCGGCTACAAGCAGGAGCTGTACTGCCTGATCTGCCAGGCGCGGTTGGACGAAGGCCTGCCGAGTTTCGGCATCGAGCTGGACCCGGCGCTGGAGCTTGATGACTACGGGTTGTTGAGGAGGAAGCCATGAGCGGAGTCACTACGGACGATGTGGTCGAGGCACTACAGGAGCTGGCCAGGCGGATCGGCCCGATGGTGTCAATCACGCCGGACTCGCCGAAGCAGACGATCGCCGTGAAGGGCATGATGCTGCGGGTCCTGGCGGGGTCCGAGGCGCATGGCACCGCCATCGCCGGCCAAGGCGACCGCGACGAGATGGGTATCTGCGTGGAGCCACCGGAGACCGTCATCGGCCTGCAGAAGTTTGAGCAGTACGCGTTCCGCACCCAGCCGGAGGGAGTCTGCTCCGGGCCCGGCGACCTGGACCTGACCGTCTACGGACTGAGGAAGTACGCGGCGCTGGCCGCGCAGGGCAACCCGACCATCCTGACGCCGCTGTTCGTCGGCGACGAGTTTGTCCTGTATACGAACGACTTCGGGCTGCAGCTGCGCGAGCGCCGGGACATGTTCCTCTCCCAGCAGGCCGGCGCCCGGTTCAAGGGCTACCTGCACTCGCAGCGGCTCGGCCTGATGGGGAAGCGCTCCGGCGGCACCCGCAACCAGGGACGCGCCGACATCCGCGCGAAGTACGGGTTCGACTGTTACCTCGACGATACCGAGTTCCTCACTCGTCGTGGATGGCAGCGCTACGACGACATCGTCGATGATGAAGCGATCGGCACGTTCAGTACTGAGACTGGTGCTGTTGAGTTCCAGGAGCCGACGGCACGACTCGCCAAGACCTACACGGGGCCAATCCATTATTTCCGACACCGATACACCTCGTGCGCAGTCACGCCAGGTCATCAGATGTGGACCTCGCCGGTGAATCGAGGCCCCTGCGGCCGGATCGGTAACGGATACCGGCCAGAGGTAGCCAGGTGGGACTTCCGCCCAGCGGTCGAGCTGGAACGCATCCACCACGTGCGCATCGCTGGTGCGCCACGAGAGACTGAGTATCCAATCTCAGACCCTAAGCTCGCACTCTACGGATGTTACCTAAGCGAAGGCTTCGTCGTGAAGCGCCGCAACGACGGCACGGCATCCGTGCTCTCCATGACGCAGCAAGTTGGCGGACGAATGGAGAGTGCTCTTGCGCTCGCCGGATCTGAGTTCCCGATGCGGACGTACACCTACACACGGGCTGACGGCGAGCGCTCCCGACCATGCACGTACACGATCTACAACCTGCCAGACCGTGAATTGGCAACGACGATGGATGTCGAGTGTGGACAAGGCTCACGTGGAAAGAAACTCCCCTCGTGGGCATTCGACTTGTCTGCGAGGCAGGCGAAGATTCTGCTGTCCGCCATGATGTCTGGCGATGGAACTCAGTGTCGCGGAGGCTGGCAGGTCTACTACTCAACATCTCGGCAACTCGCAGGAGATGTTCAGGCCCTCGCCGTTATAGCCGGTCGCCGGGCGAACATGTGGGGGCCGTATGCCCCGAAAGGCGTGTACCAGGTGATGGTCCAGGAGCCTGGTGGCCAGGTCCAGGCGGTCCAGATGCGCAGCAATCATCGCGTGGAGAGCGTCACGAACGGCCGGGTTGTTTGCTTCGAGGTTCCGAACGGCACGCTCGTGACTCGCAGAGAGGGGAGGGTGGCGATGCAGGGCAATTGCAAGTTCGCGACCCACATGGTCCGGCTCGGCGTCCAGGGCGTCGAGCTGCTCCGCACAGGCTCGATCAGCATGCCGGTGGGCGAGCCTGAGCTGGCCTGGCTGCGCGACCTGCGGCAGGGCCACCACACCAAGGAGGAGGCGCTGGATCGCGCCGAGGAGCTAGAGACCGAGATCGACGCGCTCATGCTGACCACCGACCTGCCGGAGCACCCGGACTGGGAGTCGATCAACAGCTGGCTGGCCAGCGTCCACGTCCGGTACTGGGGGCTGTCGTGAGGGGCTTCTCGTCCAACGACGAGGCGCTGCTGGGCGAGTACGCCGGCCTGGCCGTCGACCTGCACGAGGTCGGCGAGTACGGCGCCTAGTACCCCGGCGAGTACGAGGAGAAGGAGCAGCGCCGCGACGCCGTCAAGTCCGAGATCCTCCGGCGGATGCGCTCATGAGGCCCCTGATCCTCGGCGAGGCGCCGAGCAAGAGCGGGGACCGGTACTGGCAGTTTCCGCTGTCTGGTGCCGTCGGCCAGCGGCTGTGTGAGTGGGCGGGACTGGACCCCTGGCCTGGCGGTACGCGCTACGGGCGCTACTACTGGCCACTCAGCGAGGCGTTCGAGCTGCGCAACCTGCTGGAGCGTTACCCCGGCGCCCAGGGGCGCGGTGCGGCCCTCCCGGCAGCCTTGGCGCGGCCAGCGTGGGAGGAACTGCTCCCGGCGCTCTCCGGCCGCGTAGTGATCCTGTTGGGGTCTCGACTGCGGGAGCTGCGCGGCGGCCAGACCTACTACGACTGGGTCTCCTACCCGGGCGGGAAGCAGATCGTGGCCATTCCGCACCCGTCCGGCCTGAACCGGATGTACGACGCGGCGGGGCATGTCGAGAAGGCGTCCGCCGTCCTCCGTGAGGCGCTTGTGCTACAAGAATCCCTGGGGTAATATGGGTCTTGCCAGAGAGACCCGCACCAAGGAGATCCAAATGAGCGTTCGCTGCGCCCACTGCCGCCAGACCCACTACTCCCTCGCCGTCGTTCTGCTCTGCTCGCAGGGGCTGACCCAGCCGTGCGGCGACCTGGTCGACGGAGGATACGACGAAGACGGCGGTCGCGTGATCCTGTCCTGCGACGCCGCTTCGTACTGGACCCCACGTGGCCGAGAGTGCGAAGCAGGCCACTCGTACGTCGACATGGAGACCCGCGCCCGCGAGGGCTGGGACTACTTCGACAACGACGACATCGAAGCGGCCAAGGCGCACGGCATCCTGGTCTTCACCGGCCCGGACGGCGAGACCCGGCCGTGGTGACCGGCGGGTGGGTCCAGGTCATCGTCGAGACCGTCGCGCAGCCCCGGGAGTTCGTGCTTACCGAGTACGACAACCAGGAGGCCGCCGACCGTGAGGTCGCCTGGCTGCTGGCCAACCTGCCCGACGGCGTCACCAACGCGTACGCGCACCGCCGCCACTACTGAGCGCAAGAGGACCCCGGGTGTGAGGGAGACCCGGGGTCCTCTTGCCTGCATGTGTACGCTCCTGTCGGCCCCTTAGCGAGCCCAGCGGAATGGTCAGCAGCAGTACTGACCCGCGAGAGGGGCGAGACCATGCCTGAGGTCGAGCAGGTGGCAGCGCGCAACATGATGCCAGGGCCGACAGTCCTGAGCCTGGACCTCAACGGGCGGCTGTCCGTGGAGTGGATGGGCGCCAAGGACCCCGACGGGAACGACGTGAAGTACGTCCCCGAGGAGATCGTCAAGTCGGTCCAGTTCAAGCGCGCCCTGCGACTGGGAATCCTGCAAGTCGAGGAGGACCCGGACACCTACATCGACAAGCAGAGCGAGGCATGGACCCGGCGGTACGAGCAGAACCAGGCGGACGCGCTCGCGGCGATCGACTACCTCCCGCAGAACGACTACCTCGGTCTGGAGTGTGTCGGCCCGTCCCGCGAGGGATCTGGCGGCGCCTGCGGAGTGATGGTCCCGCTCAAGGCGTCACTGGTGAAGATCACCCCGCCGCTGTGTGACAAGCACGTCCAGTTGGCCCCCCAGTACATGTCGGAGCCGGGAGTCGAGGAGCGGCCCGGCGACGACGGCACCCCCGTCATGGTGCCCGTCACCCGCTGGCGGCGCATGTGAGCGAGAGGACCCGATAGTGGGCTACCAGGAGAACCCAGACCACGTGCCGGACCCTACGGCAGTGTCCGGCACGCTGGATACCAGCGGCATCTACGGCGGCGGCGCGCACGAGAGCATCCGTGGCACCACGGAGGTGTTCAACGTCGCCGACCGGCTCTCGGCCCCCAGTGAGCCTGACGAGTCGATCGCCGACACCCCCGACGACGAGGTCGTGGTGGACGCGAGCCGTGAGCCCGACCTCGCCGGTCCGGTAGCTGACCCGGCGGAGCAGGAGAACCCCAGCCCGTTCCCCGAGGGCACCCTGGATGTCTCCGACGTGCTCACCGACGAAGAGATCGCCCAACGGTCGGATCCGGACCGCCCGGACCCGCTGGCGGCGGAGTTCGACCCGTCCGAGCACACCGTCGCCGAGGTGAACACCTACCTGGGCTCAGCCAGTGAGGACGAGCGCGCGCGGGTACTGGCGGCCGAGCAGGCCGACCGGAACCGCAAGGGCATCACCGGCGAGTAGACAGACCCAGCAGAGGAGTCAGCGCAGTGACTGGACCAGACACCACCGGCGTCGTCGGCGAGCCGGGGGCGGCCCCGATCGGTACCGCCGCCACGTCCGCGAAGGACGTGGACACCAGCACCGCCGCCGGAGCCGCGTACGGCAGCCTCACCGCGCGGCCGGGGCCGCCGCTGGAGGCCGTCACGAAGGACACAGAGGCCACCTACGGCGGCCGGGCGGTCAATGACCCAACCGCCGTCCAGCCGCTACTGGCGAGGACCCTGGAAACCAACAACGGCGGTGGCTCGCCCATCGTCCAAGCCAACCCCGTGTACCGGGCGCCGGCCGTCCTGCTGTCCCCTGCGGTCACGTACGACACCACCTGGACCGACCGACCCATCTCGGACGGTCTGACGCACACGCCGTCGGCGAACACCGTCGGCGGAACGCTGGAGACCGGGAACGTCGGCGCTGTGCCGGCCCCGGTGAGTCACAACACGCCGCCGGCTCCCTCCGCCCCGACCGTCGCTGCTGCCTCGCGGGGCGTCCAGGTCACGTGGGTAGCGCCGACACCGGTCTCTGGAGCGCCAACGCTCGGGTTCATGATCCAGTCCGACACCGGTGGCGTCCGGTACGCCAACGCCGACCAGGTCACGAAGTTCTTCGACACGGTGACCCCCGGTCAGGCGTACAAGTTCCGGGTGGCCGCCCGCAACTACAACGGCTGGGGCGCCTTCTCGGCCCTGTCGCTGGCCGCGACGCCGTACAACCCCGACGAGACCGACGTGGGCAAGCCGGCGGCGGGAATCACCGTCGACAACCGGGCAAACCCGATCTACCGGCCGGACGGCACCGTGGTGGCTGGCACCGGCGGCTGGCCAACGACCCCGAAGACGGTGGCCGCCGTGCAGGCGTCCGCCACCTCCGCCACCGTCACCTGGACCGCGCCGGACTACGGGCTGCCGCTGACCAGCTACGTGGTGACCGCGTCCACCGGCCAGACCGCGACCGTCTCGGGCACCACGCTCACTGCGACGATCACCGGACTGACCACCGGCACGCCTGTGACGTTCACCGTCAAGGCCGTGAACACCAAGGGGAACTTCACCTCAGTGGCCAGCAACAGCGTCACCCCTGGCACCCCTTCGACGCCGAAGACGGTCGCGGCGGCGATCGCCAGCTCGACCTCCGCGACGGTCACCTGGGCGGCCCCAGACTTCGGTCTGCCGCTGACCGGCTACACCGTCACGGCATCTACAGGCGTCACTCCGGTCACCGTGTCCGGCACCACCCTGACCGCGACCTACCCGGGCCTGACCACCGGGGTCGCGGTGACCTTCACCGTCACGGCGACCAACTCCATCGGCAGCTTCACCTCCGCGCCGAGCAACTCCATCACCCCGGCGTAGGTCGTACGCTGGGTGCGCTCCACGCTCAGCGCGAGACCCAAAGACCAATCGAGCGCACCATCGGCCCCGTCTCCGGACGGGGCCGACCACTTTGAGCGGCCCCTCTCGTCTCCTGTCGGCTCCCTGCCCAGGGCGCCTGAATAAGCAGGACTAGGGAGGGCTGTTCGTGGCGACATACACCAGCAGGTTGGGCCTGAAGCGCAACGACGGCTCGGATCCTTTTAAGCGACAGGACTTTGTCGACAACGCCAACCGGCTCGACGCCGCGCCCGGCGTGCACGTCTGCACCTCCTCCACCCGCCCCACCTGGGCCTCCGGGCAGGCTGGCCGGCTGATCTACGAGACCGACACCAACTCGCTGTTCCACTGGAACAGCACCGCGTTCGTCGCGCAGCTCACCACTCCACTCACCTGGGCCGGCGGCATCGCCCCCGGTGCGACGCTGTCGACGAACGCCACGGCCAGCTACAACTTCGCGAACATCAACGCTCCCCGGGCCACCAACCTGATCATCGTGGGGACCGCCCGGTGCGCGGCCACCGGCTCCAACCTGGCCGGCGCCAGCGCCTACCCGCTGCTGGACTCCACGGTGGTGGCCGTCGGCGCGATGCCGTACACCCAGTGGATCCTGCGCGACGGCACCCCGTACTACGACCACCGCGAGATCCCGTTCTTCGGCCTCACCCCCGTCTCCGCCGGAGCGCACACGGTGGGCTGCCGGGTCATCGTCGCCAACTATCCGCAGAGCGTGCTGGTGTCCGCCGTACGGGGACTGGCCTTCCTGGCCCAGGCTGCGTAGTCCCTGATGGTCGACATCGACTTCCGGCAACGGGCCTACCTGAGCCGCTACAGCGCGGACGTGATCGGGCTGCAGATCCGCTCGGCCATCACCGGTGGGCTGATCGACCCGGACGGCGAGGACATCACCGTCACCCTCGTCAACGAGGCGGTGCCGCCGGTCGAGGTCTTCAGCCGGCCGGCCACCCGCAACGGCGTCGGCGACTACCAGATCGCGCTGAGCGGCGCTGAGACCGCCACCCCGGGCAGTTACACGATGAGCTGGACGTACCTGCTGGCCACCGTCGCCGACCGGTACGACATGTACCTGGCGATCGGGGACGTGACGCCCGGCTACGACCAGCTGGCGCCGCCGATGAAGACCGTCGTCGACTCGGTCTGGAAGCGGTTCGCGGACTGCTTCGACTCCCCGCACGGGGGCCCGAACCTGATGACGTACTTCCAGACGCACTGGGACCGGGGACGGATCGCGGACTGCCTGCGGTGGGCGGTCAGCCGGATGAACGTCTCCGCCCAGCCGTACCAGAGCTACACCGTGGACGGCGTCGGCGGCGCGTCCTTCCCCACCGAGCAGTGGGGTGGCCTGCTTGAGATGGCCACCTACGTGGAGGCCCTGAAGCACCTGGTGCGCTCGTACACGGAGCAGCCGCAGGTCAACCTCGGGACGAACGTTTCCCGACTGGATCGGGCCTACTACTTCGACCGCTGGCGGACCTGGCTGAAGGACGAGGAGGCCCTGCTGAACCGGGAGTTCGAGGTCTTCAAGATCCGGAACATGGGGCTGGGGCACGGGCGGGCGCTGGTCTCCGGTGGGGTGTTCGGCCGGCGCGGGACGGTGCGGTACGCCGGCATGGCCTCCAGGCCACATCTGTGGACGAGGTACTACTGATGCGACTCATCTACCCCCAGGACCGCATCGCGTACGTCTACAAGCGCGCGGGCGACCCGATCATCATGCCCGGCCGGGTCCTGCTGACCGTCTACCTCGACGAGGAGTGCACCCAGCTCGCTGACATCCAGGACCTGGAAGCCCTCGCGGTCCCGCAGTCCCGGTTGTACGTCGGCGCCGACGGGCTGGTGCCGGAGTTCTATGGCCCCCCGGACGGCACCGCCCTGCTGTGGGTGCTGGCCGGCGAGTCGGTGGTCCCGTACAAGATCGACGCGCAGCCTGGCCCCCGGATCAGCGCCGTGGAACAGGCCCAGACGCGACCGATCGCGTACGTGCACGACCAGCTCGCCACCGCCGGTACCTGGTCCATCGCCCACAACCTCGGCTTCAGGCCTGGCGGCGTGACGGTGCAGGACACCGCCGGCACCACCATCATCGGCGCCGATGTCACGTATATCGACGACAACAATCTTCAGCTGAACTTCAGCCCGCCGCTCTCAGGCAAGGCCTACCTCTCGTGAGGGAGACACAGTGACCATCGTCGGGAGCCCTCCGAACTGGAACAAGCAGGAGCTGCTGAACGCCCGGCTGCAGCAGCTCACCTCCGACCCGTCCGCCGTGTCTGGCGACAAGGGATGGATCTGGTTCAACACCGTCGGGGGTGTGGCCAAGGTCTGGAACGGCTCGGCCGTCGACACCCTCACCAACGTCCTGGAGTCGGTCGCCGGCTCTGGGGCGATCTCGGTGGGCGCGGTGTCCAGCAAGAGCCAGACCATCTCGGTGGCGGCGGCCACCGGCTCGGTCCCGGGCACCATGAGCGCGGCCGACTACACCACCCTGCACGCGGCTACCAGCGCCGCGACCAACAGCACGCTGGTGCAGCGGGACGGCTCCGGCAACTTCTCTGCCGGCACCATCACCGCGTCGCTGACGGGCACCGCGAGCAACGCCAGCGCGCTGAACAGCCAGGCGGCGGCGTTCTACCTGAGCCGCGCGAACCACACCAACACCCAGTTGGCCGCGACCATCTCCGACCTGGCCGCCACCGTACAGGCGTACCGGTTGGACCAGTTCGCCGCCGGCACCAGCCCGATCACCGCGTCCGACCCGACGCTGTCCACCCACCTGGCCACCAAGAACTACGTGGACTCGGTGGCCACTGGGTTGAACGTGAAGAAGGCCGTCCGGGCAGCCAGCACCGCGAACGTCTCAGTCACCTACACCGCCACCGGCGGCACCTCTGCACGTGGCCAGATCACCGCCGCGCCGAACACTCTGGACGGCGTCACGCTGGCGGCTACTGACCGGATCCTGCTCAAGGACCAGACCACTGCCGCCCAGAAGGGTATCTACGTGGTCACCACTCTGGGGTCGGGTGCCAACGGGGTCTGGGACCGGGCCACCGACTTTGACCAGGACGCTGAGGTGACCGCCGGAGCGTTCACGTTCGTGGCAGAGGGCACCGTCAATCAGGACACCGGCTGGGTGCTGTCCACCAACAACCCGATCATCATCGGCGGCGCCTCCGGGACCGCGCTGACGTTCACCCAGTTCTCCTCAGCGGGGCTCGTCACCGCCGGAGATGGCCTGACCAAGTCCGGCAACGTCATCACCGCCGTCGGCACCACCAACCGGATCACCATCCAGCCCGGAGCCGGCATCGACATCGCGTCCACCTACGTCGGCCAGACCTCGATCACCACCCTGGGGACCATCACCGCCGGTACCTGGACCGGTACGGCGGTCGCGGTGGCCAACGGCGGGACCGGCGCCACCGACGCCACCACCGCGCGGGCGAACCTGGCCACCATCGGCAAGTTCGCCGCCGCGATCGGCGACGGGTCGACGACCACCATCACCGTCACCCACAACCTGAACACCCGGGACGTGGGAGTGATCCTCTACGACGCGAGCACCTTCGAGGAGTACCTGGCCAACGTGGTGCACGCGACCGTGAACACGGTAACCGTTGCGTTCACTACCGCACCGACCACCAACTCGATCCGCTGCGTGGTGATCGGGTGACCGAGTTGGAAGTGCGGCACATCGTCGCCGCGCAGAAACAAGAGATCGCCCGGCTGGTCGACGACCGGGTACTGCTACTCGCCCAGCTCGCCCAGACCGAGGAACAGGTGGCGACCCTGGCCACCGAGCTGTCCAAGCTGAAGGGGGGTGTCGATGCCAACCCTGAAGAACCTGGTCAGGCTGGTGACCAAGAGCAGTAACCCGACCGGTGTCGCGGCCGGCGACCTCTACTACAGCACCACGACCAACAGCATCTGGGCGTACAACGGAACCACCTGGATCGACACCAACGCGGCC